CGGCTTTGTCTTCATGATCAAGGCGTGGGAGAAGGATGCGGCGAATCGTGACCCAGACTGGACGGTGCCACGCTCCGAAGTCGATGCCGAGGTGGATCGGATCATGAAGACCTACGATGCCACCCTATTTGCAGACCCGCCTGGATGGCAGACAGAGATTGAGGAGTGGACTCGCCGCTACGGCACGCGCGTCGTCGTCTTCTCTACCGCAACTGTGGAGCGCATGGCACCAGCCGTCGATCGCTTCTACACGGCGGTCGCAACGGGCGAAGGCTTGCGTCACGATGGCAACCCCCTTCTCGCGCGTCACATGTCCAACGTCCACACCCGATTGACGCGGTATGGTCAGGTCTTGACCAAGGCCTACAAATCCAGCCCAGATCGCATTGACGCGGCCATCTCTGCCGTGGTCGCGTTCCAGGGTGTAAGGTTCATGAGCGTGGAAACCAAGCCGAAGCCAAAGGTGGAGTGGATCAGCCTGTGAAGTCAGCAATCCTCGAAGTCGTCGGCGCGATCATGATTGTCGTGGGCATCGCCACGGTGTCCCTACCGCTTGCCGCTATCATTTGCGGAACTGCGTTGATCGCCGCTGGATACAGCCTTGGGAGAAATAAGTGAGCATCTTACGCCGCATTCTTGGTGAGAACCGCTACATCGGTAGCACCTTCCTCACCGACAACCAGCCACTCGTCTCGAGTGCTGGCGTCGCAATCAATGAGCAAACATCGCTCTCGATTGGCGCTTACTATGCTGCCGTCAAGCTCTACGCAGACACAGTGGCGAGCCTCCCATGGGACACCTATATCAGGATCGACGGCACGCGTCGGCCGTATCGTCCATCTCCATCGTGGCTCACGACTCCGCAGCCAGCAAACCCAAACTTCACTGGATTCGATCTAAAGCATCGGATGACCAGTAGCCTGCTCGTGGATGGCAACTGTTTCGTGTTGTTCATCCGTGGGCGCAACGGCGATATCGTTGAGATGCGAGTGCTTGATCCCAGGAGGGTGGAGATCCGTCAGCGTGATGGCGTCCCGTACTACATCGTCACCGGGGAAGACAATGTTTCAGTTGAGTTGACAGCAGACGCAATCCTCCACATTCCGCTCTTTGCGACTGGCTCGATGCTGCGCGCACCCTCTCCAGTTGAACAGCATCGCACGACGCTCGGGCTTGCATCTGCGACCCAACTTTATAGCGCGAAGTTCTACGAGCAGGGTGCGTCCCCATCGGCAGTGATCAAGATCGCTGGCGAGTTGACGCAAGATCAGGCCGACTCGCTGCGGAACTCATTCAGCCGTCGGCATGAAGGCATCGACAAGATGCACAAGATTGCCGTGTTGACTGGCGGCGCGGACTTCCAGCAAATGTCAATGAAGATCAGCGACATGCAGCTTGTGGAGACCTTGCACTGGGGCGTCGAGTCCATCGCCCGTTTGATGGGCGTTCCGCTTCACCTGTTGCAGTATCCAGGCGGGAACACCTCATACTCAAGCGTCGAGGTAATCTCCATTGAATGGCTGAGGCTCGGACTCGGCCCTCTCGTTGCTCGGTTGGAAGCTGGCTTGCAGCGACTCGTCCCAGGTGCCGAACAGACCTTCATCAAGTTCACACTAGACGGACTGCTACGACCGACAACCGCCGAAAGGTACGCCGCGTACGTCACCGCCATGAATGCCGGCATCCTGTCGCTGAATGAGATCCGACGTCTGGAGGACCGTCCCGACGTTCCAGGCGGCGACGCGCACTATAAGCCATTGAACATTGGCGTCATTGGAGACGATGCACAAGGATGATTGAGATCTACGGCATCGATGGCACGCTGACGACGACCGGCGATACGCCGCGTCAGCCAATCATCGACTACATCAAGAGCGACGTTCAGGATGAAGGCGTTCGCATCTTCATCGTGAGCGGACGACCGATCAGTCGCCTCGCGGAGACGGAGCGGTGGTTGAATGAGAACAGCGTTCCCTATGAAAGAATCTTCCTGAATGACTTCTCAGAGACGCCAGGACCAGACGTTTCGCACGCCTTCAAGGCGTTCAAGTATTCCAAGCTCGTGGACGAATACGGTCTTGAGGAGATCGCCTATGTCGTGGACAGCGACCCAGAGGCTCGCGACGCGGCCGAGGGTATGGGCATCAAGGCCTACAGCCCCGAACAACTCCTCGCACTTCAAGAGGATGAGGAACGCGCACCGGTTGCTGGAAAGGATAAGTTCACCTCGAGAGAGGAGGCGCTGGCACGCGCCGAGCAGTTGGGTTGCGAGGGGACGCACACGATGACGGAGGATGGCGAGACGATCTACATGCCCTGTCGCACCCATGCCGCCTATGATGCAATCGTCAACCCGACCTCGCCATCTCCCGGCTACCGCGCAGACGCGCCAGCTCCTCCATCGGACCAGATCACTGGAAGCGACAAGAACGAGCCAGGCTCGGCAGCAAACCAGGCTGGCGACATCGACCTGAGCGATGCGACAAAGAAGGCGCTCGAAACCAAGGCGATGGATCACAACAGGGCGATGGCGGAGGGCGATCGTCCGAACTGGACGCGTGTCCGTGTCCCTGCGCTTGAAGCCGTCTATCGACGCGGCTCCGGAGCGTACTCCGTCAGTCATCGTCCAGGGATCAGTCGGGCGCAATGGTCAATGGCACGGGTCAACGCGTTCCTCTACCTTGCCCGAACCGGCGCTCCGCAGAACCCTGCCTATGTCGGGGACAATGACTTGCTGAACTCAGATCATCCGCGCTACTCCAAGAAAGAGCGCAGCCTTGAGAGCCGCGCTGTGTATGAGGTTCCCGCCTACATTCGAGAGGCAGCCCGCAAGGGATTGGAATGGTACGAAGAGGGGCTGGCGGGAGATGGCCTTCAACCAGAAACCGTGCGAGATGCCCGCGAGCTTGTCGATAATCGCGTGGACAGCGACAAGGTAGTTCGCATGGCTGCGTGGATTCGCCGACATCGTGGGGACTGGGAAGGTGTCCCACAGAACAGCGACCGAACCGATGAGGCCTTCCCTGGACCCGGAGCCGTGGCGGGTTTCCTTTGGGGTGTGGAAACCACCGATCCCGACGGCGCTGATCGCGTACTCTCATGGGCAGACCGTATTATCCGTGCCGAGGAAGCAGAGAGGTTTGATGTGAAAGAGAAAGAGATTCGGTCCTTGCCGATTGGTGAGTATCGACTTGGCGAGTCCGACGAATCTGGTCAGCGAACCTTCACGGGATACGCCGCGATCTGGGACTCCGCTTCTGAGGGCTTGCCATTCGAGGAGCGCATCGCGCCCGGCGCATTCAAGCGAAGTCTTGCTCGCGCTACTGCGGGCCAGAAGATCATCTCATTCCTGTTCGGACATGACGAAACCCGTGCATTGGCAACGACTGCAAGTGGACGCCTGACATTGACCGAAGACGATAAGGGCTTGCGCGTGGAGGCGAAGGTCGATGAGAAAGACCCAGATGGCGCGAAGGTGATCTCGATGCTGACCCACGAAAGTCGTGCGGCCGGGATGAGCTTCGGGTTCCAAAAGGTGAGCGATGAGTGGACTGGCAACAACCGAACGATCAAGGAGGCGAATCTCTTCGAGGTCAGCATCCTTGCCGCCGGTGGCCAGACCCCCGCGTATCCTGCAACGCTCGGCTTGACCGCGATCCGACAAGTCACCGCGCCAAAGATTGGCGTGGAGGCTGAGGCGCTGGTCGCCACCCTCGAGGCAGTCAAGGCTGGACGTGAGTTGTCCACCGAGGAGTTGGCTGTCATTGATGCTGTCCGTACCAAGTTGTCGCCGAAGCAAGGGAAGGTCATTGATCCTTCTGTTGCAAAGGCGCTCGTGGACTTGGCAACGGCAGAAAGTGAATCACTCTAAGTCACGAGACGCCGCCCCGCTGCCCCAAGACGGCAAGCCCGCGATCACGTCATCCCGCTGAGGAGTGGATAGAAGAGTTGGGGATATACCCCAGAAAGGAAGTGGACAAATGTCTGACTTCGCAAAGCTCGCTGACAAGCGAGCAACTCTCTTGACGGACGCTCGCGGCATTGCCGTAGAAGCTGCCGACAAGGGGATCGCCCTGGAGGGCGAAGACAAGGCGCGATTCGAGAAGCTCGTGGCTGAGGCGGGAACGCTTGCTGAGGCTATGCGCTCGGAGAAGAACGCCGAAGAGGCCCGCAAGGCTGCGGACGAGGCTCGCGCCGAGTACGCCGCTGTCGTGGCTCCTGCACCTGTGAAGGCCGTGACGGATTCTGACCGCCTCCGCGCCATTGGGCGTACGGGTGGTTCAGAGACCTTCGAGTACCGCGATGTCACGAAGAGCAGCAACCTGGGTGACCCGGTGGCAGTGTTCAATCGTGTCAACGTCGTGGCAGGCCAGATCAACCCGTTCATCAACCCGAGCGTCGTTGACGTGATTCAGGTTTCGACCGGCAATACGTTCAAGTACCCAGTGGCTACGGCCCTTGGTACGGCGACGGCGCCAGGCGAGGCAGGGACCATCGTCGAGAGCGACCCAACCATGGGTTCACTCGCGTTGACGCCGAGTGGGTTCAAGATTTTGGTGCAAGTGTCAGAGGAGCTTCTTGAAGATGCCGCCTTTGACGTTGCTGCGTTTATCGCCGATGCGGCAGGGCAATCTGTCGCCATTGCACATGGCGCGGCGGCAGGCACTGCGGTCGTGAACGCTGCGGGAACCGGTGTGACAGGCGCAACCTTTGTGCCTAGCTATGCC